CTAGTGATGTTCGACAAGAAGCAATAGAACGGACTGTTACTGGTGGAGTAAATAAACAACTACTCGATGATAAAATACTTGAGTTAGGAGATAAACTTAAGGGACTTGAAAAGTCTCTTGGAGGTAAGAGAGGATACAAAGGTTCTGTATCCTATGATGTTAAGAAAATTCCAGCTAAAGGTAAGGTTGTTGGTGGAACTAAGTTAAGTACCTTCACTGGGAAAGATAATGTAAAGAAGTTTGATAAACAACAAGGACGACATGATGAGATGAAGAAGTATGGAGAAAGTATTGAAGAAGTTGACCGCTTCCGTGCTGTTCTTGGTGAAGCTCGTCGAGTCTTTGAGAATGAGAACGCTCCTATAAAAGAATTACAACGAATAGAAAAGAATGTCGATAAAGCATTAGATCAATTAGGTCTTAGTTCTTCAGAAGGAGCACCACAACGGACACAGTTACAGTTAATGGAAGAGCCTCCTGATATACTTAAGACACAACCAAGTGACTTCTTTCCTTCTAAGACAAAACAAGAATCACAACTTGATTCCTTATTCAGAGAGTTAAATAGGAAGTAACATGGCAGAAGATCAAATCCCACAGAACGTAGATAGTGCTATTGATGAGTCGCTTGGTGATGCAAAGCCAAGACGTAGGAGAGGGAAGACACAACCTTCTTATCAAGTCATAGGTGATAGTAAAATTCCTGTGTCTAAGGCTACTGGTTCTATCTGGAAGAGTCGTGTTAACCAAGGTAATAAGAATACTGAAGGTGTCCGTGAATCTTGGCAAGAAGCTATTCGTTACTTTGAGAATGATCAGTTACCTCATAGAAAGAACAAGGACAATGAAGTAGGCAACGATCAAAGTAACCAACGCCTTAACAATAAGATTACAGAGACAGAGAATGTTGTATTCGCTAACGTAACGACTATGGTTCCTGCACTGTATGCTCGTAACCCTGAAGCAGAGTTTACTGCGAATGTAGAATCAAATACAGGATTAGCTACTGCATTAGAACGTCTTGTTAATACATTAGGACAGCGTAAAGCTGCTCCTGGCATCAATCTAAAGCCTAAAGCCAAACGTGGTGTTGTTACATGTCTTCTTACTAATAGAGCATGGATGAAGATTGGTTGGACTGAACGTGCTGAGAGTAGTGAACAGGCACTTGCTGACTTAGAGAAGTTATCTAAAGAACTTGATAAGGCGAAAGATACAAAGGCTATTCAGGCTGTAGAAGGTAAGATACAAGCTCTTGAAGAGAGTATTGACATCTTACGTCCTTCTGGTCCGTTTGCAGTACACAAGTCGCCATTCGAGATCATTGTTGATCCTAATGCTAAAGAGATAGACCTGTCTGATGCTAAGTGGTTGATAGAAGCTGACATGCTTCCTACTGAGTTCATCTTGGCTAAGTATGCTAAGAAGTCAAAGAACGCTGAAGAGTATAAGTCTATCTACAAGTCTACACATATTATGAAGGCTACTCTTGAAGGCGAAGACAAAACAGAAGATGTTGGTAGTAACTTCTCTATCTTTGAGGACCAGAATGATAATGCTAAGTCTTTTGGCTTTAATAATGAAGAGTCATTCAATAAAGCTAAAATGACTAAGGTATATAAAGTATGGGATGCTGTTACTCGTCGTGTGCTTATGTTTAACTCTCAAGATTGGAAGTGGCCTATCTGGGTATGGGATGATCCATTAGAGCTTGACACATTCTTTCCCTTCTATCCTCTTACGTTCTTTGAAAGTCCTAACGGTCCATTGACTAAGGGCGAAGTATCTTATTACTTAGATCAACAAGATAGTATCAATGAGATTGCTGACGAGAAGAAACGCGCTCGTAGATGGGCAAGACGTAATATCTTCTTTAATAAGAACCTTGTATCACAACAAGATGCTGAAGCAGTACTTAATGGCGATGATGGCACAGCTAGAGGGATTAACATTCCTCCTGATATGAAGTTACAGGATGTTATCGGTTCTATTACTGCTCCATCTGTCCAACACAGAGAGTTGTTTGATAAAGAAGACTTATATAAAGCAGTAGATCGTGTATCCTCTGTTGGTGCTACTATGCGTGGCGAACAGTTTAAGACGAATACAAACAAGGCTGCTGTCCAATCTAATCAAGCTGCATCTAATATGCGTGTAGATGAGAAGACAGATCAGATAGAAGATTGGATAGGACAAATCTACTGGGGTGTTGCACAACTTTGTCTTTTGAATATGGAGAAAGAAGATGTATCACACCTTATAGGAGAGGAAGCTGCTGCTGAGTGGAAGAACATGTCTAAAGAGGAAGTTGGGCAACTCTCTTATCAAGTAGTAGGCGGCTCCACAAAGAAACCAACCAGTGCGGCTAAGAAGGAAGAAGCATTAGAGTTAGGGCAAGTACTAGGACAGTTTGTTAATGCGGCTCCTGGACCGACTCTTAAGATCATGCTTAAAGCAATGGAACGTGCATTCGATGAAATAGTCATTAAAGAGGAAGATTGGGTAGAGATAGCAGAAGCTATTGCTGCACAAGAAGGACAAGAACAACCACCAGGAGAGGGACAAGAAGGTGGACAGGGCGATATAAATACAGCAAGTCCTGAACAGTTAAAAGAGATTATGGCGAAATTACCACCAGAGATGAAGCAACAAGTTAAGTCTTCTATAGACTCTGGTGTCTCACCGGCAAAGGCTTTGCAAAGTGCTATGTCACAGATGCAACAGCAAGAGTCTGCTCCAACTCAATAAGGGATGAACATTATGTCTGAAGAACAAGAACTCGTAAGCACTGACGAAGCAATACTTAATAGTATAGGAGAAGGGGATGAACCGACTACAGATGATGATACTGGGGAAGAAGATACAAGAACGGAGGAGAACACTTCAGAAGAAGCATCTAACGCCGACGATCAACAAGGTACTGGCGAAGGCGGTTCAGAGCAGCAACAAAGAAACACTAGTGGTCCCCAAGACATCAAAGACGCACAAGGTAACATTATCGCAGCAGGAGGCAAAGAAAGACGCTTCTACGAAACAGCACAACGTGAAAAGCAAAGAGCCGACACAGTATCTAGAGAGTTAGCTACAGCTAATGCTCAACTTGAGGCTGTTAATAATGCTGGGACACTTGGCACACAATATGATCTTACTCCCGAAGAATTAACAAGTGGCGCACAAATTATGTCGTCATTTATGAAGCAACCCGTAGAAACAATACAATATCTCTTGACACAAGCACAAGCTATGGGTCACAATGTAGATGCTATATCTGGTGGTGGTGTGGATATGAAAGCCATCCAGCAGATGTTAAGTACACAATTACAACCGTTGATGGAAACTCATCAACAGACACAAGAAACAGAACAAGTTAACGCACAAGCATTAGAGATATACAATGAGTTTCATGCTAAATACCCTGATGCTATGCCACATGAAGATACTTTATCCCGACTTCTACAAGACGATCCTACGTTAAGTCCTGAAGCCGCGTATTATAAACTCCAATCGTATTATTCAAAGAATGGGTTAGATTGGACGAAGCCCCTAGCAGTTCTTAAAGAAGAACAACAACAACAAGCTAGTGTAAATACGCCACGACAGCCACCAGAAGGTAATGTAACACCAATAAATGTTAGAGATACTTCTGAAGTAGCTGATGTAAATACCTCTACCGATGATATTATTAGACAATCAATGGCAGAGGCGGGAATAACTTAACTTAGGAGACAATCATGGCATCAACACCTATTGCCACTGTCTTACACTCAACTCTTACTAAGTCACGTAAGAAGCTTATCTTAGCTTCTATTAAGTCTAATGCTTTAATGGCATGGGCTTTTGCGACTAACCGCGTTGAGTTTGAAGATGGCGGTCACGAAATTACGAACCCACTTTCTTTGGGACGTAATCCTAACATTACCTCTTATGAGTACTACGACGAGCAACCTATCGCACAAACTAATGAGTTTAGCACAGTTACTTATAACTGGGCGCGTGTCGGTGGTTCTGTTGTTATCTCTGATCAAGAGGAAGACGAGAACCAAGGTGCGGCACAAATCTTTAAGCTTATGAAAGCTAAGATTGATGTACTAGAAGAAAGTATTAAAGAGAAGTTCTCTGAGTACTTGTATGCTTCTGGTGCTGGTACTGATCCGCAGGGCTTAGGACTTCTTATTCCTGATGATCCTACGACTGGTACTCTTGGTGGTATTAATCGTGCTAATGAAAGTCAATGGCGCACTTCAGGTTATGACTTCAACGGCAACTTAGATAGTACCAACATTGAAGAAGCCTTCGATGATATCTTGATGGATTTGACACTTAAAGGTGACAAACCTGATGTTATTCTCACAGGTCGTAACTTGTATCGGCACTATCGCACAGCAGTACGTGATAAGGTTGTTATCAATTTGTCAGAGTCTAACTCTGGTAAGAAGATGATGGACCTTGGCTTCTCTGGCGTAAAGCACCAGAACATTCCCATGATGTATGACGAAGACTGTCCTGTTAATAAAGCGTTCTTTATTAATAGTAAGTATCTGCGTCTGCATATCCTCAAGCACGTTAATATGAAGGTCAAAGAATTAGTCGCCCCTTGGACGATTGATGCTTCTGGTCGCCGTATCGTGTGGCAAGGTCAGTGGTGCATGTGGAAAGCTTTCCGTACTCATGCTGTTTTGATTAACTCGTAGACAAGGAGAAAAGGGATGAATGCGAATATCAAACCACGCTTTGAGATAGAGAAGTTAAAAGGAACTAAGATTCGTAAAGTGGCTAAACCAAAAGCTGACGACAAAGGCAAACTGTTAGGTGGCTTTGAGTATGAAGACATTGAAAGTGATGCTGGCTGGATGGTTTATCTGCCTACGGGAGCTTCAGTTCATATTTGGACTCAAAAAGAAATGGAACGACAAGGCTTTCTGAATCCTGCAACTCTTATTGACATGGATAGTGGCGAGACAGTTGCTATTCCAGAAACAATAAGTTTGAAGGAACTAGCAGAACGCACGGAAAATACCAAATCTTCGAGAGCCGCACAATCTTAATGGAGAAATACTATGTCGAAAGTTGTAGCTGACAACTACCCACGAAGCATTAGCCAGTATGTTCCTAACATGGAATTTGCTGCTGATGTTATAGGTGATGAGCATATTTGTTATCTCGGATCACCTGCTGCTGCTGACCCCGATGGTATTTGGGACGGAGTAAGTGCAACTAACAGTGCTACTTCCTACACAAGTTCTGACTACAAGACGACTTTTGATGGAAGTTCTACATCATTAACAACTACTGCTGGCATGTTAGATGCTAGTTATGGTCGTTGTCTAACAGCAACGGGTTCTAGTGGCTCTGATCATGTTATGACTATTAGTGGTCGTGACTATTTAGGTCAGAAAATGCAAGAGAACATGACACTTTCTGGTACTGTTATCCAATATGGTAACAAAGCCTTTAAGTATGTTGACTCTGTTGCTATTGCTACTGGTGCTGCTAGTGACACAGTAGATATTGGGTGGGGCAATCGTCTTGGTCTTCCTTATAAAGCTGAGTCAATTACTGCTTATTCCGAAGATGATGTAAATAAGCCTCATCAACCAGTCGAAGTAAATGTTGAAGTTGATGGAGTACGTTATGCTTCTGGTGCGGATGTAGTTGTTCCTTGTCCTGTAGCTGGACAAATTACAGGTGCACGTAGCATACAAACAACCGTTGGCAACTCTGCTGTAAACAACAATACTGTTGTTGTTGGTAGTACTGATGTGTTGGGACTTGCTATACAACTCGCGGCTGATCAAGCTGTAGGAACGGGTGTTTCTGACGAAGCAACTACAGATGATGATCAGGTTACGAGTACTGTTGCTAAATATGGCGCAATTGGCATATCGAGTGATGGTGGTGGTACAGGTGCAGCTAACTATTTGATTACAGTAGAACCTGTAACATTTGTTGCTGGTGATGATACGGCTACTCAAACTGCTACAACAGAAGATACGCGAGGAACTCTCCTTCCTACTTCTGCTTGTTACGGTTCGATATCCTATGAATGCCGTTTTAAAGTTGATACTAGTGATCTTCACGGTATTGAACAATTTAACGGTTAATAGGAGTTGATGAACGGGGCGGGTTGGCCTCCCTTTCCCTGCCCCGTTCTCTTCTACTAAGGTGTAGTACATGACCACGTTTGCACAGCTTATTACCAGAACACAAACCCGCTTATCTATGGTAAGTGGTATTGGTGTTCAGATTTATTCAGAAGATGCTATAGCAGAGATGTTACAACACAAGTTTGATGTACTATTTGAAGAAGCTTGGTGGCCTCAATTCCTTACTTGGGCTACATGGACACTCGATGGTACATTAGGAGTTGTTACTACTGATCTTACAGACTTAGTTAAAAGGCCAGGAGACATTAGGATCATATATCCTGATGCGTCTAACACTCCTATTACCAAACTAAGTGCTTCAACTATTAATCCATTCAATTTCTCAGGTACAACGGCCTTACAGTATCAAGCTCTAGGTCCGGGAGACGCTAACAAGACTACTCGTGTCTTTCATATATGGCCGAAGACAGCTACAGGTAATATTATTGTCCAGTATCGTACAAAACCAGATAACTTTGTTGTTACTGATACAGTTGACTTTGATGAACAAGCTTTAGTCCTTGGTGCTACCTTCGATTATCTAGAAGATGATGGTACAAATGCTAACGCTTCACAGAAGTTTCAGAACTTGTTTGAGGCAAGAGTATTACAACTTAAGAATACATTCAATGACGCACCTATTAGTCTTGATCCAGTAGGTACTCGTCCAGAAGCGTTCTCGTTTACGAGTCTATAATGGTAGATACATTCTTATTTCCTACAGGTAGAACAGTACAACGATCTAATGCACTATTAGACGTGACTATTCGTGACTTTTCTGGCG